TTAACACCAAATATAGCACCGAAATCATAATCATGCCACTGCATCCACATTGGCTCCATAAACATAAATTCGTGTGGCTGACCACCTTCATCTACATGTTCTATGTATGCGTCTGCATTATGGTATGAGTATAGATCGTGTCCATAATGGTAAGGCATCCAATTACCCCAAGCATGTATCCACCAATTTGCGTCATAATGATAAAAATCAGCTCCTATCACTATTGACGTTTCTCTTTGGAAACCTAAGTCTTTTTTCCTTCCGTCAATGTATTTTTCTAACATTCTTGGAAAGTGATAAATAAAATATTCTCTATCTGTGTATGCAAAAATCTTTCCGTTCTCATCTCTCCACAACCAATCATGACCCCAATATTCTCCACCTTCGTTCCAAAATGGACCGGGTCCTTGAATCTCTCTAAGATCACCCGTTACAGGATCTATTTCGTACAGTTGTTGATTGAGCCAATTACCATCTTCATCTTGCATTGTTGGATCAAACCACATATTATCATCTATACCAAAAGCATCTTCAGCAAAGTTCCACCATTGACCCCTGTACCATGTAGTATCTAAAACCATAGCATCAAATCCATATACAGGATGTTGTCTATGTTTTGCACCAACACTAATATTGATTTTATTATCCCATAAATCGTGTTTAAATCTAAAATCTGCAGATCCGTAATTTATGTCTTCTAAACCTAATTCAGTCCAAGACACTCTAGCAACATACCATGGTCCAACAAATCTTAACCAGTATTCTTGATTTAAGTACTCATTACCCCACTGTCTACCTTCTGTCCATTTAATTAGATATTCCCAACCTTCAACTGGACCAAACGTAGCCATTTCATTTGCATTACTTTCAGAACCATCATACCATTCACCACCTTTTCCTGCGTTTCTTACACCACGTTTTGGTTCATATTTGAATCTTCCAATTTTCCGTATACCGAAAGACTTTTGAAAATCTGGTTTTAATTCTCTCTCGTCTCTTTCAACTTGTAATTGACCAGTGCTGAGCCCACCTACAATAGAAAATCTATCATCTTGAAATCTTGGCGCATTTAAGGAAAAACTACCATAAGCAGTTGAATACTTAAAGAATTCATTAAAGAAATTTTGGCCAAACAAAGATGAGGTTAAGATCAACCCAATTAAAGTCTTCTTTAACATCTGTTTTCTCCAGTTATTTAGTCATCAGCATGTTCTAGCAGTTTAACATCGTCTTCCGCGTTATTAAACCAGAAATCTATTACTTTAGCGAATGATCCAACGAATCCACCCAACATAAGCAATAATATTTCTTTCCAGCCACCTACCACATCAACACCGTTACTCATAAAATAAATCATAAGTGATAGTATAGCCGCGAATAGTGAAACAACAACAATACTGATTAACCATTTTTTATTTTGTCTAAATTTTATTATGTCAACTAGCTGTTGATTGATAGCATGTTTTTGGTCTTGTATATGAAAACCATCATCTTTTATTTTATTTTCTGCCATAATTTTCATCCTATTTATCGTTTGCTATTGAAGCCTTTCTATACTCGGTAACCAATTTTTTAATTTCACCTATGGCTTTTCGAGCTCTACCTCCAGCAGCTTTGTTACCCTTTTCTGAGTGCTTAGCATGATTCTCTTCAAATGCACTCCATAATTCTTTCATTTGTTCGTAAATTGCGTCCATGTTATTCCCTTTCTTACAATATTAAATATCGAATCTAACTATAAAAGACAACGCCAATTCTGTATCATTTTTAATTGGTCTAGATGTTTTTGCTATAGCTAGTAAATCTCCGTGATCGTTATACAACCCGACTGTAGTTATATAAGGCATAAAAGCAGAATGAGTAACAAAATTCTCAGTCTGCGTCGTTGCCGTATATCCACTTCCAGTATCGTAGTATGATTCTCCAGGTGCTCTGACAATATCTCTCATAAGATTCATGTCTAGTCCTGCTGGAACTGTTAAACTTCCACTTCTATTTAGCGAAACACTAATATTGGTACTGTTATTGAATTGACCTTCAGGAACTATACATGTGTATTCATGTTCGTATATTGTTTTGGTGGCATCAAAGTTTAATGTCCATCCATTAGAACCACTGTCAGTTCCTCCTGTATTTGAATAGCTACCCGTATCCGTAATCATTATTAATCCATGATCGTAAGATACTGTACCTATTGCCGAACCAGATCCCTTAGCTGTTGGAGCTGAACCTGAAAACTGTGTATAATATGTATTATCATACAGGTTTCCATATCCATCATCCTTAATTGTTCTAGCAACATTACCAGAATAATCAACTAAACTAATAGATCCCGTTCTAATTCTTTCTCCATATAATTTTTGTGGTATACTTATAACGTTTGCTTCACCATGAAGCTCCCTACATCTCAATACTTGCCATTCATACTTTCCACTTGAATGACCTTTACCATGTCCAAATGGTGGAAAACCGTTGTCAATTATAAATTGTGGTTGAGCAGCTTTTGCAGCTTTACGGTTACCTACTCTGGCAAACTCAAAAAAGTTTGCATTTATTTGGTTCCATAGTGGGATTTTATAATATTCGTATGAGGCTCCACCGCTAACGTATGTTGTTGTTGCGGCTGATTGTGAAACAAAACCTGGATTTCCCTTTGTACTTCCTGAAACTGCGTGTAACGGGAATACTCCTAAATCGGTAGCAGTATCCGTACCGTCATAATATTGAATCGAAAACGATTTATGTACTTTATAGGGAGTTACTCTCCTGTCATCGTCTGATATTTGACCAAACATTGGTTTCCTCAGTTTAGTAATAAATATTTAGAACCAGCAAATAATCTGGTTATAACTAACCTTTGTTAGAAGTCTAATCTTACTTTTATGAGGGCTTCTCTGCTTGTTGACTTGAGAATTGGTTTAGATAATTTAGCAACGGCTAATAGCTCGTTAGCATTGTTGTATAAACCTACTGTAGTTATGTAAGCCTTAGGATCAGTCCTAAACGATGGGATAGCCAATACATTATCTGACCCAGAATAATAAGTTGGGTTTTGACTATGATTGTAATTACCATGTTTTACTCTACAGAAATAATGTGTAGATTTTATTTGCTCTTCCCTTCTAGCTGCGAAGTAAGATCCTCCTTTAACAGAATCAAAGAAATCTCCGGCATTATTATCTTGAGCATTTGATGATGTACCGTAACCAGATATAAATGTCATACCACCTAAACGATCTGCATCTAAAACTAGTATTCCACTTTCGGGATAAAATTTTCCGTAGTAGCGGGTTGCTCCTGAACCAGTACTAGCTGTTCCTGAAGCAATCGATCCAGAAATAACATCAAACTCTCTAACTGTTGATTTTACATTTGGATCAGCAGTAGCACCTGAGTTATCAATCAACTTAAGTGTTGATGCATCTGATCCTGATAAATGAAGTTCCCAGTTGCCCGGATCCATTTTTTCTTTTAATCTTGATCTGTTTAGTGAGATTGCAAATATAGAAGTAGATGATGTAGCATTTGCCGCACCATACTTAAATTGTGTTTCTGTTTGTGGGAGTAGTAAGTTTCTCAACTGTCTGTATATTGCCTTAGAAGCCTTATAGTTACTGTTTCCTGTCAATGAACCTGAACCATTGAAATGTCCGTAGGTTACTGAAAACTGTATTGAAGCAGTTGCGTTGGTGCCGACAACACCATTATAAACATCGTAATAATGTTCACCTGTACTACCGCTTTGTGTAGAAGATGTATGAAATGCAGTCAGTGTTCCCACTCCTCCTGACCACATACCGGAGGATACAGTATTAACCTGACCCGGTATTATATCTTCGTCTTCAAATGGTGTGAATATGCTCATGTTTTAACTCCTAATCACTAATAAATATTGTTTTGTTATGTTTTAGGCTTAATTACTACGTCAATTATTTTAGTTACACCAGATTTTGTACCTGTTATTTTTAACTGTACGTTTCTCTGGTTGTTAACTACCTTAGGTACTAAACTAATCGACTTGCCCGTTAATGTTTTACTTGGCATTACTTTTCTAGCTCCACGTCTCTTCCCTTAGCTGGTGAATCAAAGCTAATATCATCTTCTTTCTTGGAGTCTTTAGCTCCCTTACCGTCAGTTCCTTTTTCACCCTTTATCACGTCTTTTGAGAATGGACTTTTTGTGTCTATGACATCATCGAATACGATGTCCTGTTCTTTTTCCTCTTCTGCCGCAGCTTTACTTGAAGCATTCATAATTACAACGCTTGCTGGTATTGCGGTTGACAGAGCCCTTGTTAATGTAATTCTTGTTTTTTGTGCATTAATGGCTTTGACAAATGCGTTAATTTGTTGTTCACCACCTGCTTTAGATCTATATGATACTGTTATCTGACTATTTTTAGCTAAACCAATATCACTAAATGTTCCTCGTTCTGATTCGGTAATTATCGCTCTATTTGATTTGGAAATTTCTGCAATTGCACCTTCCATAGCAGCTTCATTATTAACCGTTGATGCGCCACCTTTATTTCCTTTTCCAGTCTTAGAGTTTTCTAAACCAAGTGTTATAATACCTGCACCTTCTACATTTATTGCAACACCTCTATCAGCGTAGATAACTTGATCATTTGTAATTCTTTGTGTTAGTCCGTTTGCACCGACCAATCTTATTTCACCTTCAGCTTTTATAGCAGCAATCGAAATATTTGATTTTGCATCTCTTGGAAATTTAAGTACGTATGCACCCTTAAATAATTTTTTCTCTTGTCTACCTAATGGAATTCTTTCGTTGTTCTTACCAAACAATATTTGCTGATAACTAGATTTCGTTACTGGTTCACCGTCTAACGTAATCTGTTCCATTATTACAGTATGTGCAACGTTTTTAACCTGTTCTGCATAATCTCCAACTATTATATCAACAAACTCATCATCTTGTAATTCAAATATGTAGTCTTCATCTTCATCAAATCTAAGAGTAGCTGGAGAAATTACTACAAAATCAGGACTAGATGCACCATCTCCAAACATACTAACTGTTTCAGGTGTTCCACCCATTTGTGGTACCTGAGTAGTTGAAGGTGGCATCGTATGTAATTTGTATTTTAGAGCAGAGTCTGCACGTGTGAATGATTCCAATATTGGCATGTTTTCAATAGCAATCCCATAAAAGTTTGGTCCATTAGTATTAGATTCATCGTACAATGAGTAATCGATTTCATCATCTCCCAACGCAAACTTCTCTATGTTAAAAGAATTGCTAGCTAGTTTTTCTCTGCCCTTATCGGTTAAAACGGCATCTACTATTAATATACTGCTATCTAGAAAAGCCATTGGCTAATTCCTATGTTTATGATTCGTCTACAAATCCAACGTCAATTGTGGTTGCAAATGTTGCTCCGTAAGTTAAACCGGTTACAATTAAAGTCGTTGTAGGATTAGGTTCACCCGCTGCCGGTTCATTTATTGCTTTGGAAATAATAGTACATGAACTACCAAAAACTGTTTGACTTATGTTTTGGGTAGATTCTACATAATTTATTCCACCATTAGCTCCATCACCGTCGTTATTTGCTGAAGTCAAACGAGCAATAGAAGAGTTTAAAAGCGTAAATGAATATCCATCAGGATCGTTTGTACCTTCATTTGGAACATTCGTTGTAGAAGGTGTAATTGAAATTCCAGCTTCTCCTGGATTGCCTTGTGAACTCCATGTAAGTGAGTATGAACTTTGAATTCCAGATAAGGTCGACATCTTTCTTGTTCCAACGGCTCTAGTAACTAACTTATAACGCATAGTTGTATTTGCATCTGGAGTAGGTTCTAGTAGAGGTAAATTCTCTATGACCTGTCCATAATAATCAGTACCTAATGGATGACTTACATCCCAAAGGCTATAATCAACTTCGTCATCTGCTAAAGCAAATTTTGTTATTCTAAATTCGTTTTGTCCGCGGGCCAGTAACTCTCGACCTTTCTTAGTTAGGATCGCATCCAAAACAGTTGTTGCGTTATTAAGGTATCCCATTTCAATATTCTCCTACGATTGTATAATAGAACTTATTTGTAAATAAATATAAGTCTATACTAATTATTCACCTTTTAATTCCGTATCCAAGTACTTTCCACCAGCTTTATCAGTCTTTACCTGATATGGATTGGTTTCAAATATTTCTACGGCTTTTTGTTCCCCGAATGGAACGGTGTTTCCATTTTCCTTACATCCTGCGTAAGCTAAATTAAATAATGCTGTATGATTATCATATACCGATTCAAATTCACTTGGTTGTAACGAGTGAGAATACGGCATGTTAACCGACGCACTTAAACTAGATGAATAGAATGGTATAGTTTCCTGATTAAATCTTGATAATCTTGATCCGGATACATTAGGTGGAAATGATTCAAAGAATATATTATCTCCTCCACCAGTTCGTATAAATGATCCACTATAATCACCTTGGTAATCTAACTCCAAAGGATCGTCATGGTTTTTAAAACTTTCGAAACTAAATAAATTAGAGGCTATAATTCCAGATCCACTTCCTATATAATCAAACCTTTGTGAAGATGCAGAAGCCGCATTTCCAGAAGTACTTCCTTGTCTTAATAGTAAATTACTACTTGTTACTTCGTTTGCATCCCAATAGTAACGTGCAGTTCTTGTAATTTGAGATCCAGATATTTGTGTACTAATTGCATCTAAACTTCCAGATCTTTGAAGAGCATCACTACCAGATATAGAATAATTTTCTAAAATATCTTCTATTCCAGAATATCTTCTGTATTCTGCTGATGAAGTCGACGGGTAAAATTCTGTAAAGTCGTATATTGCAGTTTTCTTCAAATCTTCCATAGAAGGATTTTTACCCATGGAAACTTTAGTTCTTTCTAATAGTGTTGGTTCAATCAATATACCAAGATTTTTCTTGGCCCTTGCTGGAGATAATCGTCTTAAATGATCAAACAAACTTAAATCATAATACTTAATAAGTTTTAAGTAATCCCAAAATCCTTGCTTTGTAGTCCATTTTTTCCAATATGTATCTGCTATTCTATCTAATTTTCCATACTCATATCTATCTGCAAATTCATCTCTAGGATCTCCAAGATATTTTCCAAAATCTAAATCTGCCATTGATAAAATTATATCTTCGTTTATAACATCTGTTGGCGCAAAAAATATTCCTAACTTGTTAGAATCATTAGAAGCTAAATCATAAGAACTTACCTCTACTCTTTCTGTTGGACTTAAATTTGTTGGCAATCCATCTGGTGTTTTTAGTACATTTGATTCTAATCTAATTTTATTAGATTTTTTAGCCATACCAATTCTTGGTACAAATGCTTTCTGTCTATCTTGTACATTACTAAAGTTTATTTCATCTGCAAAACCAGAAGCTGTAGCGTAAGTTTGTCCATCAGTTAATGAGTAATCTTTTATTCCATTTGGACTTTCTCCTGCACTAAGATTTATATTGTCATCCATTGAGAATCTAAGTGACATATCAAAATATGATGAGCTTTCATGATTTCCGTTAACTGCTTTCGGTGCAGCAACATGATTGAAAAATGCAGATGCTGTTAACGGTGTACTCCAATATCTCCATTCCATCAAAGATCCACTGTACTGAAACCCTCTCCGATTGTCATCCGCTTTACCACCAATAAACCAGGTATGATCTCCTGCAGCACTTCCTGTTTCATACCAAGACTTTAATAAGCTACCAGTTACAGTCATACTGGCTGAAGCTTTTGTAATTACTCGATCTATTCCAGAGTCATAATATCCTAAGAACATATCGAAACTTTGTGTCATTGTAGCTTCATCGTGGGCGAACACTTGATCTTCGTAGCTACTAGATATTGAAGATGAGTTTGCGTTTCTTCTTCTAACCATTGTGGACCAATATTGCCCATTATAAATCGGAAGTTCTTTTATACTCATACTTTGTTCTAATCCTGCACTTCCAGAAAGAACAAATGTTAATAATCCTTTTGCATCTCCAGATCCACTATTATTTGTTAGGTATATTCCAGCAGTTGTTTTTCCAGCATCATCAACTTTATTTGCAAGTATTTGATTCTTTTCTACCCCAGTTTTAAACCTTGTTTCTATAGTATTTGGTGCTTGTCCGTTACTATGATACCATGGTGATTCCACATATTGAGCAGCTTTAAAGTCTAATGCTTTTGTAAATCTTGGTTTTATTTCATAATCAGGTTCTCCACCTATTTTTGGTCCACCATATTCTTGTATTCTTAATATTGAGGTTGGTATACCATAAGCCGCTAATACAGATTTTAATCCCTGTTTTGTACCCTTAGATTTTAACATATATGGCATACTAGCAAGGATTCTATTCCATATTTCTCTAGTAACATCCTTCTGTGATTTCTTTGTAAACCTAACATTGTATATTCCAGTGTTAGATCCAGATTCAGCCAATCCCAAGTAATATTGAGGAAGTGAAACTAAATCTTTTCCTTCTTTCATTTCAAAGCCCAAAGACTT